TCTTATAATCTGACCTAGCGGTGATAAGCTTTACAAAGTCGGCTTGGTTGCTTGGTATTGGGTCTGTGAAAGATTCATCATTCATTAGCTTTGTAGTCCATTCCTGTTGCATCCTTTTCCAACAGTTGTTTATTTTGCCTGTCATTGCGTCTTGTACCCATTCATTAATGTCTAACAAGTCATTATTCAATATAGCTTGTTGGGTATCATCGACCTCTATTTTTAATGTAATTTTTGCCATTTTTTATTCCTTTTTTTTAACAGACTAGATATCCAGAAAACATTGTTTCGACTGAAAGGTCTATTTGTTGGTCACCCCCACTTTGAGTATATCTAACGTAGGCTGTATCATTTGCATCCATATCAGCTAAAACAGCTATAGGTAATGTAAGATAGGTGACTGTTTGGTCAAACCCTGTAGCGTCAATTATTCCAAAATACCTATCGTTACTTGTATAAATCTCAATCTGTAAATAATCTGCTGAAGAAGCAACATCTTCAAAATAGCCTATCAAATTTAATTGATACTTCCCTGTTACTGGTGCTGTGAAAGTATTAGATGCAAAATTATTTCCTTGATCGAAGGTTTCCGTACCAAAAGCAACTGTATGAAACGTATTAATTGCAAAATTTGTATTTACTGTAGCTTTAACCAAAAAAGCAGGTTGATTTGGCATCGTTAGTTCTGAAGGTGCTTCTAACTGCCCTATAGCGGTTGTACCAGACCCACTAATAGAATTTATCTTGAGTACGTTCCCTGCGGTTAGATTGCCTGTAGGAAGCGTTAAAGTGTATGATTGACCTGCGGAATGTGCAGGTGATGCCAACTTTACCCCATGTGAGTTTTGTGAACAATTTAGCTGTAGTGTTCCGTCTGTCGTGCCATCGCCTTTTATAGACAACCCTGCACTTGATGAAGTCGAAACAAAGTTTGTCTTTGCGTTTGTGACTGTGCTATCACTTGGCGTTCCTATGTCTAACGTGTTTCCTAAGACCAGAATAAAATCTATTGAGTCGCTTGATGATAATGTACCGCTTGAGGGTAAGAATGTGATTGTAGAACCAGAAACTGAAAAGGCGGTAAGCGGTTCTTGTATAACACCATTCAAAGAAACCAACATATGCAAGGCTGATTCTGGTACAAATGCCACCCCACCATTTAGAAGATTATAGGTGTTGGTGCTTGATGTTGTTATTGCATCTAGCTTGATATAGTTTCCAACTTGGGGTGATTTGCCTATATATGCCATTAGGTTTGTGCTTCCTTATGTTTTTGAAATGCTGTTTTGACATCACTTGTGTGGAATTGTTTGACCATTGCTTTCACATCTGCACTCTCGTTTGTGCTGTCTGAATCTGGTGCTACAACATGGCGGTGATAACTTCTTGATATTTCTTTACCATCTTCTTTTATAATTGTGGCTGTTCGCACTTGTATATGTTTAAACTCTCCTACCACTTCCAATTTATCTTGAATTTCTTCTTTTGTTATTGCCATTTTTCTATCCTTTTATCTGTTATCAAACATGGTAAGAGAAGCTTCCAATTAAAGCCGATACTGAATCTAAGTCTTGAGCAAGCCACGAAGCGTTATCCCTAGTTGCATAAATTCTAAGATAATCATTTCCAGTATTAGCATACAGAACAAGATTTATTATGCTTGCATCGGTGTTGTAATTATTCAACATACAAGTGCCAGTGAACTCCACACTATTTGCAACAGTATAAGGAATACCTTTCATTAACATTGTTCCAGAACCAGTGTGACCCGATAAACTAAAATGGAATGTCGTATGCACAAAGTTTCCAACTCTTTTGTATCTTCCAGAGCGTGAAATATATGTCGCAGTTCCCGCAGTTTGATTTCCCTCAACTGATGGTGTAAACGTTCCCTCTTCATAATCTGCAAATATTTCACCAGTCATTCCACCAGAATCACCAGAAGCACTTGCAAAATTAATTCCGTGACCATTAGCGACAGTCAAATCGCCATCGGTGAGAGTAAGACCATTGGCTATTGTTGGACTATTTTCTATTTTTGACCCTGTAACAGCATCATCAGTAATTTTTGCAGTTGTAACGGCTGTATCTGCAAGCTTTGCTGTTGTTATCTGTCCATCTTGTATATCAGCACTCGTTAATAAAGCTGATGCGGGTTGTACTCCTATAAATGGCATTGTTTCCCCTTATGTTATCTCTAATATACTAAGTGTAGCGTCTATCTTTGCTTGAACACTACAATTTATTTTCAAAACATCGGTTGCCTGTAAACATACCTTTCCACCAGTAAGAACCTCTAATGTTGAGCCATTAGGTATGCTGACCCCTTTGACAACTGAAACGTTTGAGTTTGTTTCTGTGTCGCTTGTGTCGGACTCTATTTCTACATCTACTGTTACGGCTGTAGTATGAATGTTACAAAGCAATAACCCTATGATAACTGTGGTGGTTGAACTTGGTACTGTGTAAAGGGTTTCAGCCGAACCAGAACTAGGCATTGCTCCGTTTGTTTTTACCTTAAATGTGTTAGCCATATTCTACTCCCTATCCTAGAGCAATCGCCAAAGGTAAAGCATTAGGGTCTGTTTCTGATATAGTACCAGTCGTTGACATTGTGCTTGTGATTGCGTTGCTTGTTATATTTATTGAAAACAACTCAATATTGTCAGAACCATCGTTAATTTTTACTTTTAGTGTGCCACTTGTTCCATTATCGACCCATATTGTGCCTGTAGCTACTGAACTTGGTGCTGAACTTCCTATGTGTGAAGTATTCAAAGCCGTCAAAATATTATTCAATTCAGTCCGAAAAGAACTAAAACCTTGATTTGCTAAACTTACATCTGAAACTTGTGCCATGATTTTTTATACCTTTTTCCTGTTAACTTTGCAACCCAAATCCCTTTGCTATGTAGTCAAATGTTCTATCGACTGCACCCCCACTAGAATTTGCAAACGCTATTGTGAACCCACTTACTGTCTTTGAACTTATTGTGAAAACATCACCAGTAGCCATATTTTGTGCTGAAATACCAATTGCAGGTGCTTCGAAAAATGGGTTTGTAAAGGTTACTGTTTTGCTTCCGCTTGATGTTGCCAAATTACTTTCCGCAAAAGTTCTTTCTTCCATATTTAATTTAATCACAATTTGCTTAACATTACTAGATGTTTGGGCATCGTCATTTGACAACTTTAAACGAAACTTTGCAAACTTAAATTTAAATGTTGCTGACTGTGTAATGTCTTGAAAGCTTGTGCAATCGGCTAGTGATGTTGTTGATGTTGCAATCTGTACCCTATGAAAAGCGTGTATTTGTTCCGTTCCATCAAAAGGTGCTTTTGCTTCATCGAACAGTAACGCACCTCGACCACTATCAAAAAAGTCGTAAGGATTTTCGGAATCTAATGTAATGCTAGGCTCTATATTTCCATCAAATATTTGTGCAAGTGAAAGCGAATTAGTGAAATTGTAGAACCCTTTTGCATCTCTATTCGTATTATTAAAGTTTGGGTTTGACGTTGTATCCGTTCCCCCTAGTTCAAAATCACCCTCCGCACTATCAAAATTCCCTACTGTATCGTCAAAATTAGTCACAGTATCTAAAGACAATATTACATCTCCAGATGAGTCTATTTTTACCGCGAGTGGAAAGGTTGAGTCCATTTGACTTGATGCTGTAAAAATATCTGGTGTTTCTGTAAAAGTTGATATTTGCTTGTAGGCTTGTATTCCAGAAATGTTTGTAGTCACGATTGTGGCTTCTGCGGAGGTGTTGCCGTTTTTATCAACTGCCTTTATGAGATATGAACCCACTCTAGCAGGTACTATAGCGTTATCGCATTTTCTTCTAGGGCATCTAACAAGATTGGTAGAATTAATCCAATTAGCACCAGTAGTAACATTTTGATAGCGTATTTCGTAAAAAGAGATGTCTAGGTCACTATTAGCAGAAGGTGGAGTCCATGTAAGCTTTAGATGGTCTTGACCATGTAACTCAACCCCAAAATCCTCTACATTGCTTGGCGGTTCAACACCCCCTACTATTGCTCTTGTGGTTGATATAAAGGTACTCTTTGAGCCTATGGTGTTTACTGCTCTTACTCTAACTTGATAGGTTGCACCATCAATCACATTAAGATGTTGATATTCCAGTATTTTTCCTACTGCTATTTCTCGAAACGAATCACTTACAGCATTTCCATCTGGGTCTAATGTCTGCTTTATTTGCACCTCATAATTATCGACAAAAAGGTCTGTAGACGCTCCGATAGTAATTAACATTCTAGTGATAACAATTCCATCAGCATACTCTACCAGTTCATCAGCTAGTGTAATACTGGCGGGTGGCTGTACTGAAAAGGGGTTTGGTAGTGTTGTATCGGGTATTGTTGGCACTTCTTGTTGTGTACCAAATGTGTAGAAACTATCTTGATGCTCTGAACATTGTAAACTTACTGTGTGGTCTGTATTTATTGACATTCCCTGTACTCTAAAGGGTTTTGCGGAAAAGCTAGGGGTTGCATGGGTTACATTTACTATATCCCCTATGGCTAGGTCTAAGGCTGTTGCATCCGCTCTAAGTGATATATCAAGGCTAGTTCGTGAGCGTCTTAATATTATTTCTGCCATTTCTTGAGCTTGATATGGACTTGTAAACATAGAAAAGTCAAATCTGCCCTCTAATAAAAGACCCCCATCAGCGGTTTTCATATTGGCGTGTTGGTCTGCCGATGCTAACCCTGTTTCATCTACTGGCGGGAATTGTGCTGTGTCCGACTGATAATTTTTATCTGGATTTATGAAGTTTACAATAACCCTGTTATATCGTGAGTTCTTGTTTTTGCTTTGTACTGTGATACCGCCTAATATATTGTCTTCTGTGAGCGTTATAGACGCTGACCCTGTGCTTTCGACCAATATATTGTATTTACCCCCCGAAAAGTTTAGATACGACCTAGACCCCCTTACAAAGTTTTTGACGTTATCTATAGCTTTTACTGATGTATCAACAACCGCATGACTGTCCATAAGGTCAATCTGGCTTGCACCGCTGAAAGGCGTGATATTTGTATCACAAACATCTGTGGCGGTCTGCCAATCCGCAAAGTTGCTATCGAAATAGCTATTTGGGATACCCATGCCAAACCTATCGTTTCTGAGATAGTCTAAAAGCTGTAATATTGGGTTATCCGAATATTCCCATGTTGTGCTTGTATCTGCCCTGTGGCTACCGCTACCCCCTGTAACTGTTCCATCAAGATTTGGATTGTAGACCTTCCGACCCTTTACAATCGCTTGCACTTTAGGCAATGACCCGAATTTATCAGCGTTCCATTCAAATCTAAGAGCCAGATAGGCTAACCCTCGCAATCTGTGGTTTGATGTCCATGAAGTAAGTGTAGATAAAAGGGTTGATGCTGACTGTGAATCTGTTCCTAAATGTGCTTCTACTGTAATTAAACTAGAGTCAACAAAAAAGTTTGAATCGGAACTTGCTACTGTTCGTTGTGTGCCATCGGTCAATGCTCCGCTAAGAGTTACTTGATTTTCGTTTACAAATAGGGTTTCTACGCTGTTTATTTCCCCTTCACTTAGAACCAAAGCCATGTATAGATACTGATTATCTGTTCCCGATGTTTCTAAGAATACGACATTACCCCCAACTTTTCTTGTTCCATATACCACAGGAATAGAAGCGTTTGCCCTAAATTTATTGACTAATATCCCCTGTGCTTGCTGTTCCGCAAAGTCATCCCCGAACTCTGGAATTTCTGGTTGTGGTATTAGCCACCCTACAACGTCTTCTACAACGTCTACGACTACATCAACTACATCCCTTACGAAATCGCCTACATCATCAAGAAAATCGCCTACAAAATCACACATTTACGCTAATCTCCAGTTACCGCCCATATTTTCGAACCCAAGTTTTTCTAACACCGCACCTATTTCTATTTTTGTTGTGACCCCCATGACTATAGGCAAATCATCAGCCACATTTTTCACACTATCTATAAGCGTTTTGACTAGCTTAAAATTTCTATATTGTTTTTTAATATAAAGAATATTTATGTTTATTAGTTCCTGTTTGCTAAACCAATATTCTGATTTATGAAATATGCAACAGCCAATAAGTTCTTGTTGGTCTAACTCTTTTACAAGAATAATCTTGCCCTTTTGTAAAATGAAATCAATAAACGCTTTAAGTTTTGGCTTATCTACTTTGGGTAAGTCTACGTCAACTAAGTCAACTTCTTTAAAATTTATCAATAAATCAAAGACCTCTTGAAAATCTTTTTTCTCTGCTTGGTATATATGAACGCTACTCATACCCGACCCCATTTAATGTCGCTTACAGTCAAAGCGGAAAATTCCATGCCTTTGTCGGAAGAAAAAAACCTTTTTTGTGAAGTATCTGACGTTGTTCTACCACTTTGTTTAGAAAAGTTACCCCAATGTGACGTAACAGTAAGGTTTATGCTTGCTGATTTTGTAGTATCCGTAATCTTATATTCGTCTATTGTACCATAAAATAACAGGAATGGGTCAGCTATTAATGCAAGGTTTGCATCTAAAAACCCTCTATAAACAAATACATTGTCGTTAATGATGTTTTCGTTAAGTGCTATGGATATATATGTTTGGTCTACACCAGAAAGATTAACGATAAGACTATTTTTAGAAGGTGCGTTTGTTTCGCTTACCCCTGTTATTCCTCTAAAATGTCCGTTTGCTTGGTACGTTCTTGAACTTCCAGAAACACTTGATGTTATGTCAAAGCTTGCATTTGTTAGATATACTGGAGTTCCGAAACCTAATTCTAATAAAATAACTGGTTCAATATTTCCTGTGGCTAGTTCTGTTTTTACCGCACTTGTTAAACCTCTAGCCATTTATAAACTCTCTATTACATCGAACTCATAATTAAATAATAAGTTTCCATTCTTGTCGTTTTGCCCTGTTGCGAACTCTTGAACGTCACTCGTTAGGTGGACTGTAAAAGGTACTGAATCATAAGTAACTGCACTATTATCCGCTAGTGCTTCTCTAAGGGGTGGTTCTATCGTGACTGTTGACGCATTACTGGATGACGTTGCATCTTCAACCACCATATAAACTTTATCGTGAGCAAACTTGATAAAATCACCCGCTTTGAGTCTACCCGCACCATCACCCGCAAACCCATCTATAGCTATCGTTGTGTCAGCAACCGCATGAACACCATTAACCAATAAAGTGCCTGTTTCGTTGCCCTGTGCGTTTAGATAGCTTGGGAAGGTTACTGTAAAATTATCTTTTCTGTTTCTCTGCTTCATAATAAAAGCCATCACAGGTGCAAAGTCTGCTCTAGTAAGGGGAGGATATGAAAGAGTAAAACTAAAGCGTTGACCTTGCACTTGTCTTCTAAATGTCTTCCCGCTATCCGTTTCACTAAACAAAGTCTTTTGATTGCTCTTGATATTGATAGCTGTAAAATCTGTTTTTGGTAATGCTCCACTCATACGACTGCCATCTTACCCTTTTCATTCATAGCACTATTAATAAGGTTTACGATTACACCCCGACTATTTACCAATAATTCGTTGAAACCCCTAGCGTCTACAGTATTGATGTTGAAGTTTACTGTGACTTGTTTACCCATTCCTAGCTTGTCATTTGGTACGACTGTTCCCGCTTGGTCTGGTACAAAGAGTTCTGCACCTTTTTCCCCAACAATGCTTGGTTGTCCGACTGGCGGTCTACCACCCCTTTCAAATCCTTTTATTTTATTTATGATACCCGCACCAAACGCTAATGCACCGCCTACAGCGACTATATTGAATGGGAAGGGTATAGAAGCAAAGGTCTTCATAGCACCCTCATATAAGCTTATAAATGCTTTTTTGATAGCATCTGCCTTGAACATTGCTAAACCTTTTTTAAATGCCATCTGGATTGCTTCTCCAATAAGCATTTCAACAGTTTTTCTTACAATAAAAGTAGCTAAATCTTGAAAGCTAAGTTTGCCTGTCATTACAAAGTCTGTAAGTGATTGTTTTAATCCCTCAAATGCCGATGCACCAATATCCTGTATTTCTTTGAACATTTCTTTTTGTGTTGAGAAAGCATCTGTAAAACCTTTTTTCAAGTTTTCATAAAACCCTGTTAGTTCTTTAACAGCGTCACCTTGTTTTTTTGTTGCATCTGTGACGTTGCCTAACCCAACTTCAACAGTTTCCAAAGGAACATTCATGTAGGCTTTATCTAAATCAAATAACACTTTTTCTAATTCTCTTAATTCTTTTGTCGCTTCAAATGTTTTATCTGATTCAAAAGGGTTTGTTATTTTATCAAAACTATTATCAAAATCCCTTATCCGCTCTCTGAGTTCATCTCTTAATTTTTCGTAAGAATCACGAACCGCATCAAACCCATCCGCACCATTATCCGTAAATGTTGCCAGTTGTGATGTTAAAGCTTCCACATCTGATTTAAAGTCTTCTAAGGTTTTGTCTTTTTGAAATACTTTGAATAATTTTTCTAATTTCCCTGTGGCTTCTAAAGCACCAACACCTAACGCAAGAATAGCAACTAAACCCGTTCCTTTTGAAATTCGGTTGAGTTTCAGCATACCGACCCCCGCAAGGCTTAAAGAACGAGCCAAGCCTAAAAACGCACTTGATATTTTTGCAACAACAAGAGCCATTCCTAATGCCTTAAAAATTTTAAAATTATCAGATATGAATTCAACGCCCTTACCCGCAAGAATAACCGCATCTGACAATCCTTTACCAACTGCCCTAGCTATCTTATCTATAGTTGCTTGATTAGCTTCTAAGGCTTTATCTAACTCACCGAATTCCTGTTTTAGTCCTTTTAAAAATTCGTCTGCTACAGTTTTTTGGAAGTTAAAAATTTTATCGCCTATCATTGAAAGCGTTCCTGTGAAAGTCTGTGCTAAATCATCTGTTGCACCCGCAAACCTTCCACCTTTTCCAAACACTCTTTCAAATGCTTCGGCTGTTTCTTCCGCTGTTACTGTTGCACCCGCCTTGAACCCTAGTAAATCTCTTACACCTCTTTCCCTAAAAATATCGGCACTAGCTACACCCGCTGAGAATGAACGCTGTATTTGTTCGGCTGTTGTTTGGAAATCAAGACCAGTAACACTAGCAACATTGCCTGTTATTTCTAATATCTTTGCTAATTCTTTTGAATCTTTTGCAACAACAGCTAGGTTTCCCGCTCCCGCTTGTATTTGCTCTAGGCTGAAAGGTACTTTAGATGCGAACTTCGACATAACATCAAAAGCTTTTGCACCTTCTTCTACACTACCAAATAAGAATTTTAGTCTTATTTGAAGGGATTCAACTTGTCTACCAACATCAACAAACGACTTTATCGCAACACCCGCACCTATACCCACAAGAGCATTTCTTAAATTGAACACCGATTGTTTTAGTTTATCGACCCCTGTTGTGGCTGACCTCATAGCTTGGCGGGTCTTATCCTTCGCTATAATGTCTATATTTACGTTTTTTGTTGCCACTTATCTACTTGCCTTTGCTAGTCGTTCTTGTCGTTCTCGTTCCTCATGTTGGATTTGAAAGTAAGCAATCCACATATTAAATTCCTCAACTGACATTTGC